GTTCTTTGTTTCGTTCTCATCTTATCCTCGTATTAATAGGTATTAAAACTGATCAGAATTGAATCAGTAAAAGAACCATCGCATGTTCTATTTTAGAACACAAGCACTTTTTGATCATTTTTGATTATTTTCTTCTGAACTTTTGATCATTACTTGGTTGTCTGATCAGTAGCTGTCTGGTCTGATTGGATGGGTATCGTATTGGTTTGGTTTCCTGGTAATCGGTTTGTTGGTAGTTCGTAGTTAATTGGAGAAGACATTTTCCGGTAACATTTCAAATCATGATGGTTCGCTCAAGGTCCTTGGCTATCTAGGTGAAAAGCTCCCAATTTTGGTATCAATTACGATGTTTTTGCGATTAATTGCAACAGATCCGATAAAGTATCCGTCTCAAAGCCAGTAAACATGGGGATTAATTGGTTCTCATGCACCTGATTACTAATCCGTTGGTCTGACCACGTTTTTTCTCGGTTATTCAAAGGGGTAGGGGTCCAAAATTGACGTTTTTTCTGTAGTAGGTCATCCCCTTCCTATTCCCGGAGAAAAAAACCCTAGCGCCTTCTTGTCCCCTCTGATATAAACTGATCAAAAGTAATCAGGAGACCATGGAAGACACCGCAATCATCAAAATCACCGGAACTTCCGGAGTTGGAAAGACCCCAGTAGCTCAGGCAATCAGAAGGTACATCGAGCGAAGCGGAACCACCGTCAGTGTCTTTGATCAGATTCCACCATCCAGATACCAGGAACATGAGCAACATGTTCTCAGTGACCGATATACGGATTCAGTAGCGATCCTGGTGACACCACCAGAAGGGGGGGATTTACTTGCTTACCGTAATTTTTCCAGCACTACGGGAGGACTGACGATCTCTTTTGGCAACAGGTGGGTCTACGCAATGGAATTAGTGCTTAGTGCATTTAACTCAACAGAATTTAAGAAGCATGAAGAATCCGAGGAGACGAGTTGAGCAACGGGACATAGAGATCCAGGAGAAGTTCGGCAAGATCCAGTGTGCACCAATTGGAGCAATGTGGTCTCAGGGCCGAGCAGCAGAGTTATCAACTCGGAAGTTAGCAGACCATACGAAGTTGCCCCCAGGCACAATCCGTCAGATGAACCGGAAACACGGAGAACTGATTGAACTCCAGGTACGAGCAAATCTCGGTGAGATTGCAGTTGAGTGTCTACAGAATATGGTGGACTTGGCTTTCACTGCAGAGGACGAGAAGACGAGGTTTAATGCGACTAAGGATCTTCTGGACAGGGCTGGTTTCCGGCCAAAGAGTGAAGTCGATATCAAACAAGAAGTAATCAGAAGATCACCGAAGGAGATAGAGACAGAAGCCAGACAGAAGCTTGGAAACGAGTTAGCCGAGAAGTTACTTGGATTGGATAAGATCGAAGATGCTCAGATTGTAGAGACGTAAACGTTCATGGACTTTGTTGGATTTCCACGATCCGCACTCGGTAGTCGAGCCACTTTTCGGCAGAGCACTCTGTTGGAAGTACATGAGCAAACCGATACTCAAGGTGCGTCTCTCCAAATTTTACAGTAGAGGTTGGAATGTCAGAGTACCAGGGAAAGAAAGTCAGTCTGAACAAACCGTTCCGGACACCAGGCCAGAAGAAGAAGTTCGCAGTATACGTCAAGAAGAATGACAAGGTGATCAAGGTCCGTTTTGGAGATCCGAAGATGAGTATCAAGAAGGACCAACCAGGAAGAAAGAAAAGTTACTGTGCCAGGAGTGGAGGGATCAAGGGAAAGAATGACCGGACTTCAGCAAACTACTGGTCAAGGAAGATGTGGAGTTGCTAGCGCAACTACGTGAAGGCACTGAACGGAATTGTTAACTTTATCAAGGAGCAACTACATGAAGAAGAAGCCAGGATTATACGCCAACATTCACAAACGCCGGAAATCTGGAAAACCCATGAGGAAGAAAGGAGAGAAGGGAGCACCTACCGACAAAGCATTTAAAGACTCAGCGAAGACTGCAAAACGAAACAAATCCAAAAGGAGATAGTCATGCCAATGGTCAATGGGAAAAAATATCCGTACACACCAGCCGGGAAGAAGGCAGCAAAGAAAGCGAAGAAGAAGAAGAAGTGAGTGAAGAGAAGGAGAAAGTAAAACTGGTTGAAGAGGTTCTCAAACTCCAGAAGGAGTACGAGGATGTCCGCAAGTTCAATAAACTTTCATTCTACGATCCCTATCCGTTCCAGGCACAGTTCCACGAAGGTTTGGATGACGGAGGAAAGTTAGCACGGCAACGTTGTCTGATGGCAGGAAACAAGACCGGGAAGACGTTCTGTGGTGCAGCAGAGTTGTCCTTTCACTTGACAGGTCTCTATCCTGATTGGTGGAACGGATGGAAGTTTGACGAACCGATCAATGCATGGGCAGCAGGACAGAGTCACTATGCAACAAGAGACATTGTTCAAGCAGAACTTCTCGGCACACCGGGTGATCCGGATGCACTTGGCACAGCAGCCATTCCGAAGGAGTTGATTCTATCAACAGAGCGGAACCCTGGAGTTCCCAATGGAATTGGGATGTCATTGATCAAACATGTAAATGGCAAGAGTAGACTTCAGTTTAAATCTTATGACAGTGGGCCAGCAGCATGGATGGGAGTAGCGGTAGACGTAGTTTGGATGGACGAGGAACCACCACAGGATATCTATTCTCAAAGTCTTAGAGCCTCACTGAAGAACGGAGGTCCGGTCTACATGACCTTTACTCCAGAACGTGGAGTAACCGGAGTTGTTCAGAACTTTTTAAATGACAGGAAATCTTCTCAGCAACTGGTAACAGCAACCTGGGATGATGCGAGTCACCTATCAGAAGAAGTCAAAGAGGAGATCTTGGCGGCCTTGCCGTTACATGAAAGACAGATGCGATCAAAGGGGATTCCGGTTTTGGGAAGTGGTCAAGTCTTTCCGATTGCAGAAGAGGTCTTTGCAATTCCACCATTTGAAATACCAGATCACTGGCCTCGGATTGCAGGAATAGACTTTGGTTTTGACCATCCGACAGCAACCGTCTGGGCAGCATGGGACCGGGATACAGACACGGTTTATCTTTACGACAGTTATTGTCAACGTGGAGCAGCCATGCTGCAACATGCAGAAGCCATCAAACACCGAGGAAACTGGATTCCAGTTGCGTGGCCTCACGATGGAAGTATTCATGACAAGGGATCTGGTCATGCCTTAGCAGATCAATACCGAAGAGCAGGGATCAACTTCTTAGGATCTCACTTTTTAAATCCAGAAGGCGGTATTGCAGTCGAACCGGGCATCATGGCCATGATCACAAGGTTCCAAACAGGACGGTTGAAAGTCTTCGATCATCTCCAGGATTGGTTCAAGGAGTATCGGATTTATCACAGGAAGGACGGGAAGATTGTCAGGAAAAACGATGACCTGATGTCAGCAACCCGATATGCCGTACAATCTCTCCGTTATGCAACAGTTCGGACATGGAGACCCAGAGTGATGGTAGCCGAGGGTTCAATCCGAGACGCTTCTTTTGATCCATTTTCATTTTGGAAAGGCCATGAGCATTCTGACTCAGCTTCGGAAACTAGAGAAAGACCGTACTCGATTTAAAGAAATCGGGAAGACAGCAACAGAAAACTATCAGGCATTGCAACCGAAGTATTCCGAAGCAGTTCAATCCGCAAAGAATTATCAGAGTACATTAACAGAAGATTACAACCGATACGTCAGAGACCGGAACCAATCGATTGATAGCTACAACAGTGATCTACAGCAACGTTATCAGACGTACCAAGGCGCAGTTCAGCAAGGTTCTGGACTAGAGAGCACTTACAAAGCAGCACAACAGGAACTGAATCGGCTAGGCAGTATCAAAGATTCTTATGCAACACAAGCAAACACCCTCTATGGGACATATTCCAGTGCCTACTCATCTGGGACTCAGTCCGGACAGCAGCAGTATCAAACGAAGCTAGGTGATTTTCAGCAACAATTCCAAAAGATACGGCAAGACTACCAAGGCTTTGAAAGCAACGTTGTTCAGTTAAATGAACAGATCAGAAGTCAGCAACGCAATATTTCAAGCCAAGAGAATTTCAGAAACATTTTTGCAAACTCAGCAGAACTTGGCGGACGTTATGTCGTAGACAGCACTAATAAAATGTATCGTGTTTTTACAGACAGTCAGAATCGCTACCAAAGCGCACAAGAATACCGTGTCCTGGGAGGCTACTATAAGGGTTATGCCCAACCACTCGGACAGGTAACCGATTCTGGTTATGGGTCACTGACAGAAGCAATCAAGTTTTTATCAAGTCGTGGAACCAAGACTTTTGCCGATGCCGTCTATCAACGATACCAACGTGGTGCTAGTACCTATGACACCTACCAAGCAACAGCAAACCTTGCAAATACCTACACTGGCTATGTGAATCAGGCGAACCAACGAATCAGCGGATATGAAACAAACATTCAAGGTTACCAAAGCGACATTCGAAGTAACCAGCAATCAATGGCTGGAGTCATAGTTCAAAATCGAGCAGTGGACAAAGCCTATCAGGATTTTGTTAAAGACACGGGCTTCGTTACTCGTATTGCGGAGCAACAGTCGGCAGGTGCGTTACAGAACTATCAGAACTATCTCCAGAATACCTACAATCCCAGTGTCAATACCTACAACCAGTACGCCTCTGGCACCTATACCCCTGCAGTACAAGCCTATCAGAATTTCACAGGTTCCGGTGAGGTCCAACGTGCTTTGTCGAATTATCAATCATTGGCTCAGGACACAGGCTATGTGGACCGTGCTTCTTCAGACACTAAATCAGTTTATGACGCAAGTGCTAAGAAATATAAGGATCTACAAACAGCATATCAGAGTCTAGAAGAGCCTTTGAGTCAGTATGTCACCGAAGCAACCACAGCAGCAGATCAAATCAAACAATTGAATTCTCAACTTCCTGGTCTTCAACGATCCTTGAGAGTTGAGCAAGATCCCAGAAAAAGGGAAACACGGATTGGGTATGGTCGTTCTCTGATGACATCAGGGACTAAACGTAGATCTTCAGCAAGATAAGGAGCAGCAATGAGTTTATTTAGTCAAACTTTTGAAAGAGCAACAGGCATCAAGTTACCGGATCTCCGAGGAGGTAGTAGTGCTTTCGGTGGAAATATCTTAGGAGTTGATGCGGGTTTTTTGAAAGGTTTAAAAAATCTGAAGCTTCCTTCTTTTAAGCTTGATATCAACACGGAGCAATTCAAGAACATCAATGTTCCTGAGATTAATATGCCTACGTTGTCAGACAACACTCCGAATTTTGAACAGTTTCAACCAAACATGGATCAGGATTTATCAAAGATCAGTCTGACAGGATTAGCAGAGTCTGCTCAGAAGCAAGGTGGTGAAGCACAAAAGGAGTTGGTCAATATTGGAGCAGCAGGACAAGCAGCCTTGACAGCAGCAGGATCAGCAGGGCAACAGGCATTGATTGATGCAGGAAGAGCAGGACAACAGAACCTGATTGACATTGGTTCCATGGCCCAGGAACAAAGAATCCGAGCAGCATCCGCAATGCAGACCAATGCAATTGAACTAGCATCCTTAACTGGAATCAAGAACGAAGCAGCAGAAAATGAGATTGCCAAGATCACCAAAGGCATTGAGGGAGAGAATCGGAATGTCACCAAGGGAATCGAAGCTGGTATCAATACCGAGACCAAAGGGTTTGAAGCATCCATTGCAACAGAGACCAAGGGCTTTGAATCTTCACTCAATACTGAAACCAAGGGCTTTGAGGCATCACTGGATAATAATGTAAAAGGGTTTGAAGCGTCACGAGATGATTTGGTAGGGAAAATTGAAGATTTCGGAATGATTTTCAATCCTGGTAAAACTGAAGGCACTTCTCAAACAACAGAAGGTGATGGCTTAGACCCGATTGAAATGCCTAAGATTGGAGATGAAGAAGTCTTTCCAGAAATAGAAGGATCAACCACCAAAGCAGACCAGATGACAGAGGAGGAACGCCAGAGAAGAATCCGTAGACTGATGCTCAATCGGTATGGTCGAGAAGACACAATCCTGACGGGAGCACGGGACATGACCAATCGGAGACGTTATGCGAGTGCCTTATGAACTTAGTTGAGGAATACGAAGCACTCCGGGGAGACCGAGGAAACTGGGAGAATCAATGGCAGGATATTGCAGAACTGATGATTCCACGGAGAGCAGATTTTACTTCTCAGTATCGCTCAAGTGGAGAACAACGTAGAGACCGGATCTACGAATCAACAGCAGTCCGTGCCTTGGTCCGAGCAGCATCAGGTCTTCACAATACATTGACATCGAATACCGTTCCCTGGTTTGCACTGGAAACCGAGGACTCTACATTGATGAAAGACCGGGAAGTTCAGATCTGGCTGGAAGAAGCAACCAAGCGATGTATGTCAGTTTTTAACTCTCCTCAGAGTGGTTTCCATTCCTCAATGCATGAATTCTATTTGGATCTCGTTGCCTTTGGAACAGGATGCATAATGGTGGTGGATGAACCTCCAATGGGTCCAATCTTCAGATCGTATTTCCTTGGAAACGTTTTCATTGCAGAAGATAAATTTGGCAGAGTTGATTCTGTCTACAGAACTTTTTTTGACACGGCACGATCTCTTTATCGTCAGTTTGGAAACTCTCTATCCGATGGAGTAAAGAAGGCAGCAGACTCCTCTCCCTTTGATCGGTTTGAAATCCTCCATGCAGTGCGGCCAAGGTCCAAATCAGGAGACAAAGGCAGTAAACCGTTTCTATCAAATTACTACGAATTGGCATCAAGAAAGGAAATCAAGAAAGGAGGTTTCGAAGAGAATCCGTATATCGTTTCTCGGTGGCAGAAGAACTCGATGGAGGTCTATGGACGAGGCCCAGGGATTGAAGCATTACCTGATGTCCGGATGATCAATGAGATGGAAAGAGTTGGACTGATTGCGCTTCAGAAAGTGGTCGATCCTCCACTCTTAGTGCCAGACGATGGATTTTTATCACCCGTAGTGACCCGTGCAGGAGGATTGAACTACTTTAGAGCAGGACTTGGACCCCAGGATCGAATCACTCCTTTGGTCACCAATGCAAGAGTAGAACTCAATGAAGCCAAGATGGGACAAGTCCGACAGGCAATAGAACGAGCCTTCTACATCGATCTCTTTGAAACTCCAGGTCCAGTTGCTCCGGATGGAGATGTACTTCGTTTTTCAGCAACAGAGATTGCAGCACGGCAACGAGATCGGCTTTCAGTGCTCGGACCCATCGTCGCCCGTCAAGAGGTAGAATGTCTCGGACCCCTCGTTTTGAGAACCATGTCAATCATGGTCCGTAACGGTTCTTTACCAGAAGCACCACAAGCACTTAGAGAAGCAGAATTCAAGTTGGCGTATTCCAATCCGGTTTCAATTGCCCAGAGGTCTGGAGAACTAGCTTCGATCTCTCAACTGATTCAGTTTCTGGTTCCCTTTGCCCAACTTGATCCAACAGTGATTGAACGATTTGAAACAGGTAGAGTTGCAGAACTAGCTGCAGAGATTTTGAAAGTATCTCCAAAGGTCTTTAGGACTCAGGCAGAACAGGACCAGAAGAAAGCAACAGAGCAACAGGAGCAACAGATGATGCAGGAAATGCAACAGGCTCAACTGGTAGCCCAGCAACAGTCTTTAGTTTCTCAGGCACGTAAAGATGAGTCAGTAGCAACTCTGAA